AGAAAATTGAATGTTATTCGTACAATAGGAACTTTTGCAAACAATACATTAACAAAAGGTGCAACAAGTGGTGCATCGTGGACTTCATTTGGTACTGCAAACACATCATACAATGACAATACTGCGTTTGAAGATATTATGGACAATTCTTTAATTGAAGGTGAATCAGATTCTATAATTGATTTTAGTGAATCCAACCCGTTTGGTGAGGCTTAAAAATGCTTGGTAATAATACATTTTATAATAGAACAATACGCAAAATAGTTGTTGCGTTTGGCACAGTTTTCAATGATATTCATTTGGTACGATTCACCAAAGATGGTGTAACTGCAAAAGAAACTATTAAAGTTCCTTTGAATTGGGGTGCAAAAGAAAAATATATAACCAGATTAACTGCCGACCCATCATTAACAAAATCAATTGCAACAGCTCTTCCTAGAATTTCATTTGAGATGACGGGAATGAGTTATGATTCAAGTAGAAAATTACCTACTACAGTTCGTAATTTTTCTGCGAATAATGCAACTTCGGTAAAAACACAATATGTTCCTGTGCCTTATAATTTTGATTTCTCATTATCAATCTATGTAAGAAACACAGAAGATGGCACACAAATCTTAGAACAGATTTTGCCATTCTTTACACCAGACTTTAGTGTAACTGTGGATTTTGTGCCAGCTATGGATCCAAAATATGATATGCCTATTATTTTGAATTCAGTTTCAAATGAGGTAGATTATGAAGGTGACATGATGGCCACCAGAATGATTATTTGGAATTTAGAATTTACTGCAAAAGGACATATTTGGCCTCCAGTTAAAACTGATAAAATTATTACTACTGCTAACACAAACCTATACATTCAACCAAATAGTTTACTTGAACAACAAGTCTATGTTGACTTTGCAAATGGTGTTGGTAGATTCTCTGATTCAGAAACACTCAGAGTTGCTGGTAAAGATGTATATGGCACAGTTTCATATTTCAGTAATGTGAGTAATGGCATATTAGTTGTCAATTCTCTTAATGATTATTTGGAAGTTGGCGATGTTGTTCGTGGTGATTTAACTGGTGCAACATTCACAATTAAAACTGCTGATAAAACACCATTATTACTTTCAAAAATAAACACAAGACCAAAACCATTGAATGCTGAACCTGATGATGAGTTTGGATTCTCTGAAACAATAACTGATGGACCGGCTTCATAATGAATAAATTGAATCAAACGCTATCAGAGGTTCTTGATGTTGAACCTATTGATTATCAAACAACAGAAATTGTTCAAGTAAAAACACCTGTTGAAGATGATGCCGAATTCGCACGAACAAATATTAGAGATTTGATTTCAAAAGGTAATACTGCAATTGACAATCTGCTTCAAGTTGCTACTGCATCAGAACATCCAAGAGCATATGAAGTTGCCGCAGGGTTAATTAAAAATCTTGGTGATTTAAATAAAGATTTGTTAGAGATTCAGAAACGCAAAAGAGATTTGGATCCAACACAATCAAAAGGCAATTCAACTACGAATATAGATAAGGCTGTGTTTGTTGGGTCAACAACTGAACTTGTTAAGTTTTTAAAGAACAATAAATAGGATTATTATGGAACAACTTATACAACAACTTAAAGTAATTTTAGGTACAAACTTTGCTTTGTACCTGAAGTCGCACAACTATCATTGGAACATTGAAGGTCCTAATTTCCCTCAGTACCATGATTTCTTAAACACATTTTATACTGAGGTGTTTGCACAAATTGATCCTATTGCAGAACACATAAGATACTTAGATTCATATGCGCCAGGTTCTATGGAAAGATTTTTAGAATTGGCAGATATTGAAGAAGCAGTAGATGTTATTCCAACCGCAATGGAAATGATGACGCAATTAAAATCAGACAATGACCGTTTTATCGTACACCTTCGTGCAGGTATTGCGGCTGCTGAACAAGCAAATGAACCAGCAGTAGGCAATTTCTTACAAGAACTTCTTGGTGCTCATCAAAAGAAGGCATGGATGTTAAGAAGTATTATTAAATAATATGATAGAAGCCGGTGGTTATCTTGGTAATGCAAACTTAAAACGAACTGGTGTAGAAATATCTTACACCGAGGAACAAGTTGCCGAGATTATAAAATGTACTGTAGACCCTGTTTACTTCATCAGAACTTATGTTAAGATTGTTAACGTAGATAGAGGTCTTATTCCATTTGAAATGTGGCCATTCCAAGAGGACATGGTTACAACATTTCACGATAATCGTTTCTGTATTGCAAAGATGCCTCGACAGGTTGGTAAAACAACTACAACTGTCGGCTATATGTTATGGTCCGTTCTATTTCAAGATGACTATAGTATTGCAATTCTTGCTAACAAAGGTGCTCTTGCTCGTGAAATTTTAGGTCGTATTCAATATGCATATGAGTATTTGCCACTTTGGTTGCAACAAGGTATCATTGTTTGGAACAAAGGTAATATAGAACTAGAGAACAAATCTAAAATTGCTGCATTTGCAACATCAGCATCTGGTGTTCGTGGTGGTACATACAACTTAATTTTCCTTGATGAATTTGCTTTCGTTCCAAAGAACATGGCAGATGAATTCTTTACTTCAACATACCCTGTTATTTCATCTGGTAAAACATCAAAGGTTATTATTGTTTCAACGCCATACGGATTGAATCATTTCTACAAGATGTGGGTGGATGCAATAGAAGGTCGTTCTACTTACAAAGCACTTGAGGTGCATTGGTCGCAAGTACCAGGTCGTGATGCGGCTTGGAAAAATGAAACAATACGAAACACTTCTGAAGAACAATTCCGACAAGAGTTTGAAACTGAGTTTATTGGCTCATCAGCAACTCTTATATCTGGTGCTAAACTGCGTAGTCTGGCATTCCACAATCCGATATCCTCAATAGAAGGTTTTGATATATATGAGGAACCTATTAAAGACCGACTCTATATTGCCACAGTAGATTGTGCCGAAGGTGTTGAACAGGATTACTCTACCATTAATGTGTTAGATGTATCTCAAACACCATATAGACAAGTTGCTAAATATAGGAATAATAAATTACCTTTATTGTTTTTCCCAACTGTAATTTATTCAATTGCAAAGAAATACAATGAAGCATATGCTTTGATTGAAACTAATAATATCGGCCAACAAGTGGTTGATATTCTACACTATGATTTAGAATACGAAAACATTTATAAACTAGAACACCATCACATCAAAGGTCAAAGTATTTCTGGAGGATTTAGAAAAAATACATCTTTTGGTATCAAAACAACAAAATCAGTTAAAAAAATTGGATGTGCCAACTTAAAAACATTGGTAGAAAATGATAAACTGATTGTAAATGATTTTGATACCATTGCAGAGATGAATACTTTTGTCCGAATCCGTGACAGTTATGCTGCGGAAGAAGGAAATAATGATGATTTGGTGATGGGCCTGGTTATTTTTGCATGGTTGACGGCACAGACATTCTTTAAAGACAGTACTAACATTGACATAAGAAAGTTAATGTTGGCAGAACAAAACATGTTGGTCGATGAAGATTTAGCTCCAGTAGGTATATTTGATAACGGTCTCAAAGAAGAAATCACTATTGATAGTACTAATGGAGATGTTTGGTCTGAAAGAGGGTATACCTCATCCTCAACTTTCTAAAAAACTAAATAGACAATACAAGAAAAATTGACTCACAACTAAAGGAGAAATCCAATGGCATTTCAGCTATCACCTGGGGTAAACGTATCAGAAATCGACCTGACTACAATTGTCCCTTCAGTCGCTACCTCAATTGGCGCATTTGCAGGACCGTTTGCGTGGGGTCCAATCAATGAAATTACTACAATTTCTGACGAAGTTCGCCTTGCGGCAACATTCGGCAGTCCAAACGCAACAAATTATGAATATTGGTTCTCAGCATCAAACTTCTTAGCATACACTTCCAACTTAAAAATTGTTCGTGCAGTAAACATAACAACCACAAGAAACGCATCCGCCAACGGTGGTAACAATGTGGTACTTATTAGAAATGAAGAAGATTGGGAAGAAAATCACTCAACTGGAAATACTGCATTTGGTATTGCCTTTGCTCGTTATGCAGGAGTTATTGGTAACACATTAAAAGTTTCTGTTTCTGATGCAAACACTCATTCAGCATGGATATATTCATCATTATTCACCTCTGCACCAGGAACATCCACATATGTTTCAAACAAAGGTGGCACATTTGATGAATTGCATGTAGTAGTTATTGATGAAGACGGCCTATTTTCTGGCACAAGAGGTACGGTTCTTGAAAAATACCCGTTTGTGTCTAAGGCATCTGATGCAAAAGATGATTCAGGTAACAACAATTTCTATAAAGAAGTTATTGCTAACAAATCAAGATACATTCAATGGGCATCACATCCAACTACAATTTCAGTAGGTACAGCTTGGGGTTCTACTGCAAATGCATCAGCATTTGCTAATCTAACTGCAAATGTGTTATCATCACTCTCTGGTGGTGTTGATGGTACAATCACAACCGCTAACGTAGTTACTGCTTATGACTCTTTTGATCCTGCTGAATCAGTAGATATCGCATTAGTTGTTTCTGGTCCTGCTAATCAAACACTTGCAGATAGTTTAATATCAATGGCAGAAACACGCAAAGATTGCGTTGTATTCTTATCACCAGAAAAAGCAGATTGCGTTGACAATGCTGGTTCTGAAACAACAGATATTAGAGCCTATCGTGATACACTAACAAGCACTTCATATGCCGTTTTAGATTCTAACTGGAAATATCAATACGACAAGTATAACGATGTATACCGTTGGGTACCATTAAATGGTGACGTTGCAGGCTTGTGTGCTCGTACAGACCTTGAAAGAGACCCATGGTTCTCTCCAGGTGGACTGAATCGTGGTATCATTAAGAATTCTATCAAACTTGCATGGAATCCGACTAAGACAAACCGTGATGATTTGTATGTTAAAGGCATCAACCCTATTGTAACCTTCCAAGGTGAAGGCACAGTCTTGTTTGGTGACAAAACATTGTTATCTAAACCATCTGCGTTTGACCGTATCAATGTTCGCCGCTTGTTCATTGTACTTGAAAAGGCTATTGCAAGAGCAGCACGATTCTCATTGTTTGAATACAATGACCAATTCACAAGAGCACAGTTTGTTGCACTTGTAGAACCATTCTTGCGTGATGTACAGGGTCGCCGTGGTATTACCGACTTCCGTGTTGTTTGTGATGAAACAAATAATACAGGTGAGGTAATTGACCGCAATGAATTCATTGGTGACATTTATATCAAACCTGCTCGTTCAATCAACTTTATTCAACTTAACTTTGTTGCAGTACGCACAGGCGTATCCTTCGATGAAGTCGTTGGTAAGTTCTAATAAATAGAGAAACAGGAGAAAACAAATGGCATTTAATGTAAATGATTTTAGAGCTCAGATGGTAGGAGACGGTGCCCGTCCCAATTTATTTGAAGTCTCTATGCCGTTCCCTGCGTTTTCTGCGCCGGGTAACGCTCAAACTAAACTGACCTTTATGTGTAAGACTGCACAACTTCCTGGCTCTACGCTAGGTGTTGTGCCTGTCCAATATTTTGGTCGTGAATTAAAATTTGTAGGTAACAGAACTTTTGCCGATTGGACAATCACAGTTATTAACGATGAAGACTTTGTTGTTCGTAACGCATTTGAACGATGGATGAACGGCATTAATAGTCACAATCTTAATGTGCGTAATCCATTGGCTAACGCACCACTAGGATACTCTGTTGATGGTGATGTTACTCAATTCGGTAAACAAGGCAACGTATTGAAGAAATGTAAATTTGTTGGATTATTTCCAACAGATGTATCTGCAATTGATGTTGATTGGGGTTCAAATGATACGATTGAAGAATTTACTGTTTCTCTCGCGTATCAATGGTGGGAAGCTGTAGCAGACGGTGTTGTGTAAGAGAGAGGCTTCGGCCTTTCTTAATTTTTTATAGAATGAATATTTAATGGCCGTGAAATTATTTGGATTTACCCTTGGTAAAAAAGACATTGTTCAGGCTCAAGCACCTGAACAACCATCATTCGCACTTCCTACGGAAGCAATGGATGATGGTGCAGTCACGATTACTCAAAACGCACATTATGGTACCTATGTTGACTTAGAGGGTTCTGTTCGCAATGAAATAGAATTGGTCACACGTTATCGTGAGATGGCAAATCACCCGGAATTAGAAATGGCAATTGATGATATCGTCAACGAAGCCATTACACATGATGTTTCAGGTAAGACAGTAGACATTGTTTTAGATAATTTAAAACAACCAGATACAATCAAAAAGAAAATCACAGAAGAATTTCATAATGTCTTAAAGATGTTAAACTTCGGTAATCTTTCTGATGATTTGTTTAAGAGGTGGTACATTGATGGTCGGATTTATTACCATGTAGTGGTAGATGAAGCCAAACCAAAAGAAGGTATTCAAGAATTACGATACATTGACCCACGAAAGATTCGTAAGGTCCGTGAAATCAAAAAAGACAGAGACCCAAAAACTGGTGCTCAAATTATTGCATCTATTGCCGAATACTATGTGTATAACGACAAAGGTACAGTAACTCAAGCATATACAAGCAATGTTAATGCAGGTTTAAGAATTGCACCAGAGTCAATCATTAATGTGAACTCTGGTTTAATGGATGCAAAGAACACATTTGTTATTTCGTATATACACAAAGCAATCAAGCCACTTAATCAGTTGCGTATGATTGAAGATGCGGTAGTTATCTATCGTCTTTCAAGAGCACCTGAACGCCGCATTTTCTACATTGACGTTGGTAACTTACCAAAAGGTAAGGCTGAACAATATTTAAAAGATATTATGGCCAAGTATCGTAACAAAATGGTTTACGATGCAAGCACTGGTGAATTGCGTGATGACCGCAAACACATGTCTATGTTAGAAGACTTCTGGTTACCACGCCGTGAGGGTGGTAAAGGTACAGAGATTACTACATTGCCTGCAGGCCAAAATCTTGGTGAGTTGGAAGATGTTAAGTACTTCAGACAGAAACTATTAAATTCATTAAATGTACCAATCTCTCGTTTAGAACCACAACAAGGTGGTATGATTGGTGTTGGTCGTACAACTGAAGTTACAAGAGATGAAGTTAAATTTACAAAGTTTATTGTAAGACTGCGTAATAAATTCTCTCAGATATTTGACCATGCATTAAGAGTACAACTCGTTCTAAAAGGCATTTGCACTTTAGAAGAATGGGATGATTTTAAGGAAGATATATATTACAATTACATGAAGGACAACAACTTCACCGAAATGCGTGATGCTGAAATCCTCCGTGAAAGATTAAGTGTATTGCAAACTGTTGACCCATATATTGGTAGATACTATTCTATGGAATGGGTTCAAAAGAATGTTCTTCAAATGGACAAAGAAACTATTGCCGAGATGAAGAAACAGATTGCAAAAGAAGATACAGCTGGTACAGGTGGACCAACACAAGCACCAGAACAACAACAGCAACAACAGGCTGATGCAGAGGCTAATCCTCCTGTAGATAACACACAAGATGATGCAGCGAATGAATCATTGACTCCACAACTAGATTCTGATGTGGAAAAATATTCATCTTTACTAAATAAGCGATAATATAAAAAGGAACAACTATGTCAACAACACAATTTATAGACGAATTGGCCGCAGGTAATGCATCTGGTGCCAAAGATATTTTAAACGATATGCTTTCTGCTCGTGCATTTGAAGCACTTGAAGGCCGTAAAATTGAAATTGCACAAAACATTTTTAATGGTTCACAAGTGCAAGAAGAAAAAGAAGACCATCATCAAAATGGTTACGACCATGTGCGTGAACCTATTTCTGATGAACCATATCTCGATAATGCTCGTGAAAGATTTAACGAATTAAAAAAACAAAATCCTCATAAAAAAGGAACTCAAGAGCACAAAGATTGGCATTCTGGAGCATCAGCTGCATATGAAGAACATAAAGACATATTAAGAGGCAACTAAACTGTACAAATGAAATCTCTATTAAAATTTAAATCTATCGTTGAAGAAGAAAAGTCAGACTACTCTAAGTTTGATGTTTTGGTTCGTTCTGGTCTGGCCAATAAGGCACAGATGCAGCGTATTCACAAAATCTTAGATAAGATGGGTGAAGAAAGACCACAATTCAACAATGCAGATAAAATGATTATTCAAAACCTCTTTAACAAGATGGTAGATTTAATTTCTAATAACAAACAAATAAATCAACTTTCTCGCCGAGCAGTTAAAGAAGATTTAGATGAGGGCATAGATGTAATTAATACTTCTGATTTTAAGCTAAGCCCATCTGGAAGAAAAGTCAGAGCACATAGAATTAAAGTTGGTGATAATGTAGATAGGGTAGAAGAAGAATATACTGAAATTGAAGCACACGAATTAGATGAAGCTAAAAATCCAGGTCCAACACCGGCATATGTTTTATTGCTAAAAAGAAAAGCTATTCGTTTGTATCCTGATGGAACAAAAATTGCATTGTATTATAACAAACAATTAAACAAATTCTTTTCTGTGCCTTATGATACTCCAACAGATTCAACTATTCAAGCTGAAGAAGTTGAATTGGAAGAAGCGGTAATGGATCAACTAAATAAAATAGTAAGCAATAAATCGGCACAATCTGTTAAGTTTGGATCTGGTCATACTCGTAAAGTTGATCACTATACTGCATCGGCGATAACACAAGTTCATAATGCATTGAATGATGATAATAAGAAAAAGTTTGCTGATATGGTGCATAAGTCACCAGAACACTTTATGAAGGCGGCTGACTTTGCTTTTAAGCGTGCAAAATGAGTTTTGTTACATCGTTAATAGAGAACAAGTTAGATGAGGCAAAAGAAAAGTTATTTGCTCATCTAAATGAGATAGTTGCAAAACGTCTGGCAGAAGCAAAGCGTTATGTAGCAGAAGATATTTTTATTGAAGTTTTGGATGAGGCTGTACCAAAAAGAAATCCAAACATAATTAAGATGGGGCGTATTAAAAAGATTCGCCGAAGAATTAGAAGAAATGCAAAAGGTCGTATTGTTGTTCAAAAGAATACTAGACGATCTGGTATTAAAGGTTATAGAATTTCAGGTAATACCGTTAAACGTATACCTGCCACAGTAAGATTAAGAAAAGCAAGA